GATCGCCTCGTCGACCACCTGGCCGTCGAGCCGCTCGCCGGTCCGCAGGAACTCGCGGAGGTTGAAGACGGGGTCGAGCGTGGAGAGCTCCTGGACGTCGTCCCGGACCGCGTCCCGCTCCTCGCCGAGCTGGCGCCGGAGTCCCTCGAGCGACCGCTGCTCGACGGCGGCCTGCGCGTCGCGCGCGGCCCCCTGCCAGCCGGACTGGTAGGTCGCGAACGCCTCCGGCGTCATCCCGGCCTCCTCGGCCGTGGCGAAGGCGGGCACGATCCCCGCCTCCTGGCGCGCCTGCGCGATCTCGGCCTCGGTGGCGAGCAGCCGGTCCATCACGCCGCGGACCTCGTCGGTCAGCTCGACGTTGAGCCCGCGGAGGGTCCGGTAGACGTGGAGAAGCCACGCCTTCATCGACTCGAAGGCCTGGACGAGCCCCGGCGCCGGCGCGCGCCCCTCGCGCAGGTAGGCCTCGAAGCCGCGGGCGAAGCGCTCGAGCTGCTCGGCGGTGAACTCGCCGGAGAGCGGGACGCCGAGCCACTCGTGGATCGTGGCGAGGTCGGCCTGCAGCTCGGGGCTCTGCTCGGCGGTCTTCCGGAGCGTCTCGAGGAAGACGTGGCCCGACTCGTGGATGAACGTCGAGAGGTTGGCCGACCCGGTCAGGGTGACCTTGAACCACGCGCGGTTCTCGGGGAAGGTGACGCGGCCGCGGGGCGAGGACTGCCCGGGCTGCTCGAGCTGGACCTGCCCGGCTACTTGCGCTGCTTCTCGAAGAACTGCTCGGCCGCCTGCGAAACCCTGTCGCTGAGCTCGTCGCGGCTGACCTTCTCGCCGGCCCGCAGCACCGTCACGCCGCCGATCTTCAGCCCGCGATGCGCGGTCGGCTGCTTCGGCTGCGACTCCCCGCTGCTTGTGGGCTTCGACGAGGGCGTCTGCTGCGTCATAGGTGGCTCCGAGTCCGTATCCGAAGGTGACGTTGAGCGGCTCGCCATCCTCGTGTGTGATAGTAGCGCACAAGGCAGCGAGGTCGTCAATGAACGCCTGCAAGGCCTTGGGATCGTTGGACCGGGCCGCGAACTCGTCCCCCGAGAGGTGCGCGAAGTCGAACTCGGCGCCGTAGGCCTTCGCCGCAGCGCGCGCCACGCCGATGAGCATCGCGTCGCCAACCTCGACGCCGAGCGTCTCGTTGACCGCCCGGAGCCCGTTGAGGTCGATCGAGGCGACGTGCGCCGCCTTGTCGAGCTTCTCCAGGAGGAAGAACCCCTCCCCCGTCAGCGCGCCGTTCCCGTCCAGGAAGGCGGCCTTGAAGGCGGCCTCGTCCGGCGGGAGCAGCTCCCGGACCTCGGCCGGGACGTCCGCGGCAGCGAGCTCCTCCGCGGAGAGCTTCATCTCGGCCGCGGTCTCGACCTTCACGCCGAGGGGCTTCGCGCCGCGCAGCGCCCGCTTCCCCGAGCCCTCGAGCCCCTTCTTCGTGCCGGCGTGGGTCGCCCCCGCCTCCTCGAGCGTGGCTCCCACCGCGCCGGTGAGCGCGATCCCCTCCGGCATGGCGGCCTGCGCCTGCTCGAGGATGCGCGCCAGCTCCGCCTGGTCCGCCACGCGGACGGCGAAGTCGCCGCCCACCTTGGCGACGAGTGGGGCGGCGCCCCGCAGGGCGCGCGCCGCCGCTCGGTACAGCAGGTTGCCGGTCGTGTGGCCGCTCTTGTTGGCCCACTTCGTGCCCTCGACCGAGATGTGCGCGACGAGCGGCCGCGCCGGGTCCGCCGGCAGCGCCTCGAAGGCCCGCCGGTTCAAGGTGCCGGAGTTGTGGTCGGTGAAGAAGAGCGCCTCCTTCCCGGCCCGGTCGAGCCCGGTGAGGTGCTTCGTCAGGAGCTCCGAGGAGCGGGTGAACGGCAGCCCCGCCGGCGTGAGCCCGCCGAGCGCCTCGTTCTCCACCTGCAGCCCCATCGTCTCGTAGAACGACCAGGCGTCGCCCTTGCCGAGCCGCTTCGCCATGGTGCGCGAGAAGGCGCTCCAGAGCGCGGCGTTCGTCCGGGCGATGTCCGGGTCCTGCCCGGCCGCCTCGAGCTTGGCGGCGACGTCGGCGAGGACGCGCTGCTCGGGCGTCGCCTCGACCGGCTTCGCCTCCGCCTTCGCGCTCTCGTCGGCGAGCTGCTTCGCCTCCTTCTCGACCTTCTCGGCCTCCCGGAGCGTGAGCGCGTCGCCGACGCGCAGGTCCGGGACGAGCCCCTCGTAGCCCTTCAACGGCGCGACGTTCACCGCGAAGTCGTGGGTCGGGATCGTGACCTCGACGCCCGGGTTCCCGGCGGCCTCCTCGAGCTGGCGCGCGACGGCGGGCATCCGCTGGGCGACCCAGGCGAGATCCTTGTCGTTCGCCTGGAAGAGCTCGAGCAGCTTCTCGGCCGGCGCGGTGACCGACTCGATCGCCCCGCCCTGCCGCGCCTGGATGTTCTGGACGTGCTCGCGGGCGACGTCCGGCAGGCTCATCACGGTCGAGGACTCGGTCGCCGCCTCGCCGAGGGCGGTGAAGAACTGCGCTCGCTCGCGCGCGTGCGACGCCTCGGTGACGTCCGCGCGGACCCCGGCGGCCACGCCCGGCGCGCCGTAGACGCCGCCGGCGAGCGCGCCCTCGAGGCCGGCCTCGCCGACCCGGCCCCAGTCGATCTGGACGCCCTCCTGGCCGTCGATGAACTGGCCGCCGAGGATGGTGTTCAGCTCCTGCATCGCCTCGGTGAGCCCCTCCGCCGTCATGCCGCCGGCGAGACGCGCCGCGGCGCGGGCGACCGCGGCCCGGCCAGTGTTCGAGCGCAGGGCGGTCCGGAAGACGTCCCGAGCGACCCCGCCCTTCATCAGGGCCTTCAGCCCGGGGATCTGGAATACCAGGTCGAGCGGGAGGACCTCGAGCGCGCCGTTCGCCGCGCCCACGATGCTGGACGCGAGGAAGGCCTGCTCGTGGGTGACGCCAGGGATCTGCATGTACTCCCGGTAGGCGCTCCCCATCTCGCGCTTGCCGGTGGCGATCGTCATCCCGGCCCGCCCGCCGACCGAGGCGCCGAGCTTCGCGCCGCCGATCATCGCCGGTCCGACCAGCGTCCCGCCGGTCCCCACCGCCGCGCCGAGGCCTGCGACCCCGGCCCCGATCATAGCGCCGGCCGCCGCCGTCGGGCCTGCCTCGAGCGCCGAGGCGCCCATCATCGGCGCCGACTCCGCCGCCGCGCGCAGGCCGCGCGCCACGATGCCGGTCTTCGGGCGGGGCACCGAGGCGGCGAGCTGCTCCAGGCGCTCGGCCTCCGCGATCTCCTCCGGGGTCGCCTCGCCGATCGCCTGCCGGTACCCGATGATGGCGATCCGGTCGTTCAGGCGCCCGCGGTAGGCCGCCTCGCCGATCCCGCCGGTGAGCATCGCGCCCGAGCCGCCGAAGACGTCCTCGAGGAAGGAGAGCCCCTTCACGTCGCCGGCGACCTGCGCCGCGCGCGCGGGGTCGGCGAGCAGCTCCTGCGTCGTCGGGGCGTCCTTCGTGAGCTCGGTCCAGCTCGGGGCGGCCGGAGCCGCCGGCTTCGGCTGGGAGGCGACGAGCGCCTGCGCCGCCGAGACCCCTGCCGCCCGCTCCCGGTCCTCCGAGCTCGGCGCGTCCGCCGCGAGCTCGTCCCAGGGGTTCACCGGCCACCCCGCAGGTACGCGCGGACCGCCATGTCGGCGATCGCCGTCGAGCTGGAGTCTTTCCCAGCCTTCTGGAGCGCCGCCTTGATCCGGGGGCCCTGCGTCTGGATGAGGTCGAACACCTGGAAGGCCTCCGGCTTGGTGAGCACGCGATCGCCGGCGCTGCGCTTCCAGCCGGTGGTGATGTCGCCCTCCCACGCGCTGAACTCGGTCATCGTCGTCTTCTGGGCCTCGGGGGTGAGCCCCTTCCCGCGGCGGAGCGTGCTGTCGCGGACCGCCGTCGAGTAGTCGCTCGGGATCCCGGAGTCCTTCGCCTCGGCCTTCCACGCCTTGGCGTTGACGAGCTTGTCGACGAGCGGGTTCACGATCGCGGTCTGCTCGGCCGGGGTGAGCGGCGCGGCGGAGCCCTTCCCGGCCTTCGCGCGCGCGGCGTTGTAGAGCGCCCGGTTCACCTCGCGCTGGACGTAGCCCACGGCGAAGGCGTCGTCCTCGGCGTCCTTCCCGGCGACGTGCAGCCCGTGGAAGACGAGCCTCGTGTTCGTCTCCTCCTGGGGGCCGAAGAAGGACGTGTACTTCACCGAGCTGGGGCCCTCGAGCTTCAGCGTCCGCTGCAGGTCGAGGAAGTGCTTCGCGTCCGGGACGGCCAGGCGGCTGAAGTACGACGCGAGGTCGGCGTTCTTGAACGCCTCGGGGTTGGTCGTGGCGAGGTTCGTCAGCTCGGCGTAGGCCTTCAGGTCCGTCTCGACGGGCTTCTTGTCCGGGCGGGTGCTCTCGACCAGGCGGATCGACCACTGGAGGGTCTCGCTCGACACGGTCCCGGGCGCGGGGATGAGCTTCGTGGAGAGCTGGCGGCCGCCCGCCTGGATGTACGCGCCGAGCAGGGTGTTGCGCGCGGCCTCGTCGGCCTCCCGGAACTGGTTCGCTGCGGCGGACTTCTCGCCGTGCTCGAACTCCCGCACCTGCCCCTCGAGGACGCGCTTCCAGTCGGCGCGCTGGTCCGGAGAGAGGCGATCGAGCCCCTGCCCGCTCTCGAGCTGCCCGATGAGCCGGCCCGCCTCGAGGACGTCCGCGGTGGACCGGATGCCGGCGAGCCGCCGCGCCTCGAGCGGCCTCACCTGCTGCGCGAACTCGATGATGCCGAGCCGCTGCTCCTTCTCGGCCGGCTCGAACGCCGTCGTCTGGACGACCAGGTTGTGGGCCTTCAGGAAGTTTCCCGCCCGGATGCTGTTCGCGACCGCCTCGTCGAGCGTCTTCCGCTGGTCGGCGAGCATCCCGCGCAGCTGCGCCTGCTCGAGCCGCGCGCGGCGCCCCCGGATCTCCTCGGCCACGCCGGACTCGAACTCGGACTTCCATCCGCTGCCGACCGTCATCTCCCCGCCGGCCTGCGCGACCAGATCCTTCGCCGCCTTCGCGTGTAGGGCCCCCGCGACCTCCCACGTCGGGATGGACCCCTCGCCGTTGAGGCGGCGCTGCACCTCGCTGTCGAGTGAGCCGATGTCGTCCCCGAGCCGCTCGCGGACGAAGGCCTTGTCCAGGTAGGGCGAGGCCCCGATCTTCGTCTCGACGTCGGCGAGCCCGGCCGCGACCTTCGCGTGCGCGGCCTCGAGCTGCGTCCGAACGAGCGAGCGGCCGAACTCGGCGAGCCCGGTCTCGATGGTCTGCGCGGCCTGCCGCTGCGCCTGGTCGACGCGGGCGAACGAGGCGCTCGAGTCCTGGACCGACGCGTACTCGATCTCGGGGAGCCTCACCGGCTACCTCCACCAGTTGTTGTTCTTCGCGAAGTCGAAGAAGGAGCCGGCGCCCCCGGTCAGGAAGGAGAACTTCGCCGCGGTCTCGGTCGCCTGCGCCTGCGCCATCCCGGCGTCGAGCATCCACTTCTCCTGGCGGCCGAACTCGGTCTCCATGTCGCTGAGGTAGCGCTGCAGCCCCTGGCTCTCGAACTCGATCCCGGACGCGGCGCCCCGGGCCTGCGCCTCGCCGAGCGTCGCCTGGTGCTGAAGCCGGAAGCGCCGGAGCTGCTCGCGCGTCTCGGCCCGCTGCTGGTCGGCCTGCTTGTTGCCGAGCCACCAGGAGGCTCCCGCGCTGGCGAGCCCGACTCCGAGTTGTGCAGCGAAGAGCGCGCTCATCGTCCCCTCCTCACGACTCGTTCCGCTGCAGGTCGCCGAAGATGGTCAGGATCTCGGTCCTGAACGGCAGGTCCTGCTCGATGGTGATCTCCCCGTTCTCCGCCCAGCCGAGATTGCGCAGCTCGACGTCGGCGGTGAGTAGCGGCTCGCCCTCGTCCATCGGCGTGGCCGGGGTTCGGTCCGGGATGCGCTTGCCGTTGACCAGGGGGGCCGCCGAGTCGTTCAGGCGGAGACCGATCCGGGAGTAGCGCTTCTTCGCGCCCAGCGGCGGGAGGGTGATGAGCTTCGGCCGGTAGGCGAGACCGACCACGACCTCGGTCCCGACCAACGTCGGGTCGTCAGCGATCCGCTGGGCAGTGACCGCCTGCACCTGCCCGCCGACGACGACCTGGTTCGCCTCGAGCTGATCGTCGACGACGACGCGCACCGTCTGCCCTTCGAGGTGGCCGAGCCCCGTCACGATACCGTTCCCGGCGAGCGCGCCCACGATGTGGCTGTCCAGGTACTGCGCTCCGACCTCGTGCATCGGGACGATCTCGAGCCGGCTCGAGCCGGCGCGGGTGACCCAGAGGATGAGCTCGTCGCCGTCCGGCGAGTCGACGACGCAGGCCGTCACGATGCCGGTGACCTTGAGCTGCCACCACGCGGCGACCTGCGCGCCCTTGTCGTACGTGCACGCGACCATCGTCCCGTCGGTCCTGAGGACGAAGATCGTCGGGACTGGCTGCCGCGCGAAGTGGACCTCCTTCACGTCGTAGACGAGATGCTCGCCGGTGAGCGAGACGGGGGCGCTGACCCAGCCGTCCTTCACCTGGGCATCGAAGCTCAGGGAACGGACCTCCCGGAGACTGCGGCCGACGAAGAGAACCTCGTCCCCGAGGTGAGTCGCCTGGATCGCCGCTGAGCCGAAGGCGCTCTCGTCCTCGACCTGTACGTTTTCGGCGTAAACGACGGCGCCGCTGCCGTGGATGGACTGCTCGACGCGCTCGGCGCCGGCAAGGAGGGTCTTCTGCCCCTGCAGCCAGCGGATCCCGCCGCGCACGGAGGCGCTGATCGCGAAGCCGTCCGCCGCGCCCGCCCCGGTGGTGAAGTCGAACGGGTAGCCGGACTTCGACGCCTGGACGACGTTCGGCTCGTCCGGCGTGGCGCCGAGCCAGAGCCGGCCCTGGAAGCCCCAGTCGATGGTGCTCGGGTAGTGCGTGCCGACCCACGAGGAGGGCGGAGACACGAACGTCGCCGCGTGCAGCTCGAAGAAGCCGTGCACGTTCAGCGTGAGCAACTGCGGCGCCACGTTGCCATGGACCAGCATCATCCGGTTCTTCGTGAGGTCCTGGTCGAACTGGACCGCCGCGACCTGCGCGGCCGTCCACGGGGCATCGATGTGGTCAGCCGCGGCAACCCCGTCATCCGTCACGAAGATGTCGTCGATGTACTTGAACGACCCTGTTGCCAGCGAGTGGACCGAAATGCCGGCGGCTGAGTCAGCCGTCGCCGTGAAGGTCATCGAGTAGTTGGCCCACTGGGCCGTGAACAGGAACCCGGTGCCCGGCACGCCGGAGCCGAGAGCGGTGACCGTCGCCCCAGCCAGCGACGACTCATTCTTCGCTCGGAAGCGAACCGTGTACGTGTGCCCCGTCACCCAGTTGCAGACCTGGGTGACTGAACCCTCTCCGAGACGGACATAACCGCCAACCATCCAGGTCGCCTGTACGGCAAGCGTCCATCCCGTGGTCCCCGCGTCGAAGGTCCCGTTCGTCACGAGGTTTGTCAGGAACGTCTGCGCGACCCCGGCGCGCGAGAAGATGCGCAGCTCCTGGTCGAGCAGCGCCAGCACGTACGGGCCGCCGCCGGAGACGTTGAAGGGGATCGACCGCAGCACCCCCGCCTGCGTCGCCTTGAACGCCGAGCCCGCGCGCATCAGCGCCGAGCCGTAGGAGAGCGGGATCCAGTCCTCGTCGAGCTTGAGCCCCTTCGCGTAGAGCGGGAGGTCCAGCCGCCCGCGGAGACGCGGCGAGAGCTCCCCGGCGGCGAAGCTGGACTGGATCGGCAGGTAGGCCACGGCTCACCACCTCTTCGCGGCGAGCTCGCTGGAGCGGACCCTCTCGGACGTCCCCTGCATCCCGTCCCGCGCCGCCGCCTGCGCGAGTTCGCCCTGGTAGCGCCGCTCCATCGTCAGCGCGAGCTGGGGGTTCTCGGTGATCGGGCCGGCAAGGTCGGCCGCCACCCGGGCCGCCACGACCCGGCCGAAGCCGGGCGAGAAGAGCGCGGGGTCCTCGAGGAGGACGATCGCCTTCACGTAGAGCGTCGTGGGCGAGGTCTCGGTGAGGACGAACGCGCCCTCCCGCCGCCACTCGATCTCCTGCGTCCCGCTGCCGTCGTCGCAGGTCACGACGCGGATGACCGTCGCCGGGAGCGCGTACTTCGAGGGGAAGTCGGCGAGGCCCGTCGCCACCACCGGCCCGAGCTGCAGCCGCTGGGTGGCGAACGTCCACGCGCGCGCCTCGAGCGCGGCCCGGAGCGCCTCCGGGTAGACCCGCGCGCAGAGCTCCTCCACGGTGCCCAGCGTCGCGTCCAGGGCGGTGATGGACCGTTCGCCGAGCCACCCGAGCGCGAGGTTGCAGATCCCGACGGCGTCCACGTCGGCCCCCTAGTACGTCGTCCAGCCGTTCAGCGAGACCGTGGCGAAGTTGGTGGCCGCCGGCGCTGCCGCGCTCTCCAGCGTCATCGCCGTGTTCTTCGTGCCGATGATGTTGACCTGCGCGGTGTGGCACATGCCCTGGCCGATCGTGGCCATGAGGCGGGTCGACCAGACGATGGTGCCGGCGCCCGTCGCGCCGTCCCGGAGGTTGAAGACCAGGGTCGGCTGCGCGGCCACCGCCGAGACGCAGATCGTGATGCTCGTCGCGACGTGGCGCCCGTTGGTGCTGGCGGCCTTGGCGATCGTCGCCGCGGTGGCCGCGGCCGGCTGGTGCTGGATGGCCCAGAAGGAGCCGACGCTCTGGCCCAGCGAGGCGACCGGGAGAGCGGCGAGGAGGAGCGCGAGGAGGGTCTTCATGGCGGCGGTCTCCTACAGGCCGAAGGTGGGGATGAAGGCGTCGAGCGCGCGCCGGACGGCCGCGAGGACCAGGTCACTCCGGTCGAGCAGTAGCGCCGCCGTCCGCCCCACGATGAGCCCGACCTCGGTCTCCGTGGGGGCGACCGCGTTCGCCTCGGTCGCGGCGGCGGCGTCGAGCTGGTCGGCGGTGAGACCGGGCGCGCCGAGGAAGGTGCGCACGAAGCCCGCCCCAACGACGGGATCCGGCTTCGAGCGGGACTTCCGGGCGAGCAGGAGGAGCGCCTCCTTCGTCTCGCTGCCGAGGCGCTGGCGGGCGA